ATTGAGGTTCAGGAGGACTTTGCATGGGTCCGGAAATACCGGGAACTGAGCGAAAAAGTGGGGAGCCGGATACTGCTTACCATCATGACGTTGTTAACAGCCGGGATTGCTGGTATGATTTGGAAATCTATTGAAAAGTAACTTTTTATAAGGAGCAACCCCCATGTGTTTTTGACCCGCGCCCTTTTGGGCGCATTCCTTATCTGTTTATCAATTTCGCAGGTTAACGCTGGTTATTCTTCTTATCGTGCTGGCGACCCTATCACCAAAAACTTTGCTTGCGCTTCGGCGGTGGCCGTTGAGTATATGTATAAGAATGACCCAAGCTCCGACCAGGGCCGCGAATACATGGCAATGGGTGTTTGCAAGGCTTTCCCCACTGGAATCGGCCTGATGTTAAAGGGCAGGGTCAGGAACATCCACAAAACCGAGTTTTGGGCAGGCCACGCCGCTTCGGGCGACGGTTCATTATGGACAGCGGTTGACGCCAACAACTTCCAGGTTTTTATTATTATCTCCAACCAGGGTGGCCCACACCCGGAAGAACAATCATTGTTGCCGGGCATTCAGCTTGTCGGCAATACTCCTGTTTGCGGGAAACGGTCGGCACTGGTTGGCAAGCTGAACGGCAAATATTCCGAGACCACGGACGCAATCGGGCTTGTTGCCAACGGTTCTGTCTTGGAGCTTTTGATTTCTGAGGGCGGCTCTTGGTCGATGATTATGACCAGCCCCCAGGGCGTCACCTGTCTGATTATGGCGGGGGAAAGCTGGCAAAGAATTACCCCAACATTGAAGAAGGAAAACTCTTTCTAAATGAGTTGGGATCAATCTGAAGAAGTCTGTGCGAACGCGCCTAAACCTGAACGTTTTAATTTTCTGGGAGAATTTCTATGCCTAATCCGGGCCTCACGGTTGAGCAATGCAGAGAAGCAGAGCAAGCATTACGAGACAATGACGGAAACATCACCAAAGCGGCCGACTCGTTAGGGCTTCCTCGCAACACTTATTCCAATCGTCTAAGAAGGGCGCAGCTTGCAGGCGTTACCGCGGACATCGTTATCCCTGATGGCATGATGGTGAAGGGCGTTTCTACGCTCTACCGTGATGGCGAAGTCGCCTTGGAGTGGGTGAAAACCTCCGCTGATGCCGAACGGCAAAAGGAGATGTTCCGGGAAGCCGTTGAGGAAATGTGCGAAGCCCTGCCGAAGCTCCCGCCGCGGCCAAGCCTCGAGGCTGATTTAAACGATAATCTAATGTCGGTGATTCCGTTTGGTGACCCGCATTTTGGTATGTATGCGTGGTGCGAGGAAACCGGAGAGGACTTTGACACAGATATTGCAAAGCGCGATTTGTGTGCGGCTGTTGATTATCTTGTGTCCCTGTCGCCGGCTTCAAAGCGGTGTGTAATTATTAACCTGGGGGACTTTTTCCACGCAGATAATTTGAGCGGCACAACATCGCGGTCGGGTAACGTCTTGGATATGGACACAAGATTGCCACGGGTAATAAGGATTGGCGTCTCCGCAATGCGGCAGGCGATTGAGACAGCCCTAACCAAGCATGAGACTGTTGAGGTGATAAACGTTATCGGCAATCACGACGATGTGTTGTCAATGGCCCTGTCAATCATGCTGGCAAATATATACGAGAGCGAGCCGAGGATTGTCATACACGATGCACCAACCCGCCGGCACTATATCCAGCATGGCAGCGTATTGATTGGCGCGACGCATGGGGATAGGACCAAGGACAGGGATTTGCCGGGCATTATGGCGGCGGAGAAGGCCGTAGAGTGGGGCCAGACCCGCCACAGGTACTTTTACCGCGGGCATGAGCATCACAGCGCCTACGACGAATATCACGGGTGCGTTGTTGAGCAGTTTAGAACCTTGGCCCCGTCAGATGCGTGGCATTCGGCCGGCGGGTATATGTCAGGTCGGGATATGCGGCTGATTGTCCATCACAAGGATTACGGCGAGATGTCAAGGTCGGTTTGTTCAATAGATATGTTGCGCTGAACATGGCAAAGCCATTAATATATACTCGCCCCGGGCCTGATGGGTTGGAACTTTGTATTCAGGACGGGGACACATTCAAAATTTACCCACTGACAGAACGCAAGGTTCTGCAACTATTGAAGGAGCTAATGAAAGGTTATGAGGGCAGCAAATAGAATCCCAAACGAGACCTTCCCCGTTATTCTTGGGGACGGACATAAAATAAACTGCACCCTGGCTTACGAACCGACAAATGGAGAATTAAGAGAGGTTACTTTTTCCGGGAGGGAAAAAACTACTGATAATGGTTCGGTGGATATGTTATTAAGAGAACTTGGAATAAAACTCAGCAGGGCAATCCAGGGGCGAGACCCAGAAACGGGATATGATATATGTCAGACTTGATAGATGATTTAATCCGGGACGAAGCGTTGAGGCTTTACCCTTATGATGACCACACAGGCAAGCCGTTGCGGGAGCATGACAAGGTGCTTGGCAAGATTACCATTGGTATTGGGCGGAACCTGACGGACCGTGGCCTTACCAAATCTGAGGCCATGTTCCTGTTGGTGAACGATATTAATATTGTTGAAGCTGAGTTGATTGAACGCGCCGGGGAGGTGTTTGTCCAGTGCCATGACAACGCACAACGGGCGCTGATGAATATGGCATTTAACATGGGTTTGCCGCGGCTGATGAAATTTGAAAATATGTGGGCTGCCCTGGCGGTTGAGGATTATGAGCTTGCCGCGAAAGAGGCTCTTGATTCTAAATGGGCGCGTCAGGTTGGTGACAGGGCGGAACGCATTGCAGATTTGATAAGAGGTGGAAAATGATTGGTTCAATTCTAGGCGCTGTCGCCGGTCCGTTGCTCAAGGGCATATTCGGCACGATTGACCAGGTGGTTGAGGACAAAGACCTTGCCACCAAACTAAAAAATGATCTTCAAAGCAAAGTCTTGGACGGGCAGGCGAAAGAGATTGAAGCGGCGATGAAAATCGTTGTCGCAGAGGCGCAGGGGGGAAGCTGGATTCAGCGTTCCTGGCGGCCTTTGACGATGCTGGTATTCGTGGCCCTAATTGTCGCCAAGTGGCTTGGGTACACGGCTCCGGGCGTCACAGAGGCCATTGAACTGGCTTTGCTGGACATTATCAAGATTGGCCTTGGCGGGTACGTTGTCGGGCGGTCGGTCGAGAAGGGAGTCAAGGTGTGGAAACAGGATTGATTGAAGCAATCACGATAGGACTTTTGACAGCAATCTGGAGATACGTTGATGGCTCAGACAATCGCCCCAAAGGAAGTAATCTTATTGGTTGGTCGCTGGTCTGGCTGGCTGTTGCCGCTAACTTTCATTGGTCTGTACCTGTACTTGATTTCCATACTGGCACGGTGGCTGTTGCATCCCTTCTGGTCTGCTATCTCCTAATCAGGGGAATGCCGGGTTGGGAGAGCCTGCCGAAGATGCTTGTTGCATTCGGCGTTCCAACTCTTGCTCTAGGGCTAGGTCTTGGAGTGCTACAAGGGCATGATTTCGGGAGTGTAGCGTTTGCCGCCAGTGGGGTCCTGATAGCACTAACCTATACTGTTCTGACAAAACTAGAAGCTGGCGGTCTGTCATTACCGTTAACGGCAGAGAAAATAGGTCGTCTGAGCTATGGCGGGTTGACGTTTGGCCTCGTTCTCCTTTGAAGGCATCTTCCGGCATGGGCTGGACGTTACGGTGAATTGTTTTAGCCATCATTCTTTCTCCTTCAGGATAACTTGTTCCAAACTATCATCGAGACAACAACGCCAACGGCCACGATGTTTAGCATTATGGTGACTTCTATAAATGTCATTGGTCAGTCTCCTTTCTTAACTGTTGTTTACTTGCAATCATAAGGGCGTATCCTTTCTTTAATCGCATTTATGCGGTGAATGCGTCTGCTAACCCCTGCATTTCCTGCTGACAATCGGATACACAGCTTGCCATCCATCAACAGTCTGCACCTCAAGCCATTCTTCAACAGCTTGGTGGTCTGACCAGCGCCAATGAATAGGGTATGATGTAATCATCTTCGGGCCATCGTCACCGCACTCAACGGCAATGTAATCTTCGTATGCCGTTGTTTCAGAACTACGCGACTTGATGGTTGCATTAAGCCGTGACCAAACAGCCTCAGCAGCAATGTGTGCGCCAAGTTGTTTATCAGCAGCCGTTAAGTCCCAATGGTACGCGCTATCAATAGCTTCACGACCAACCTTTCGCATCAACTCGGTTATAGCTACTTCAATATCCTCCTCCGAAAACTCATCACTTTTCTGACAAGATTTATACGGCGTCCCTTTGTCATCAAGGGTTTGCGGGTGTCTACGTGGGTTGTGTTCAGTCATCATTCTTTCTCCTTCATATCAAACCCACACCCGCACTCATGCGGTGGCCAGTTCACCAGACATCCTTCAGCGTGACGGGCGAACCTACGCAGCCGTTCTATTTCAGCTTCTCTATCCGTCAGCGTTTTGTTCCAGCTTTCTAAATCAGGAACCGACACCAGAACATGGTCGTCCTCTGGGTCGAACAGGTAGTCGGATGGACTTCGTTGGCGCAGCCGTTCGATTTCGTCCACCAATGCCTGTCGGTCTTCTTTCAACGCTTCAAGCACAGGTCGGATTAGTGGCGTATATTCAGCCATCATTCTTTCTCCTTCATTGCCTGACACAGGTTGTTCCAAACAGCGTCAATCAAATCTATGTCAACATTGGTATGAGGCACCGCTGCCAACATC